TCGCCCCGATCTCCTCAAAGGCCTCACGCGCCGCGCCCTGCGCCGGCGTCTCGTTCTGCTCCAGCGCGCCGCCGGGCAGCTGCCACTTCCACTGGTTCTTGCCGGGGTTGGCGCGCTGGACTAGCAGGTAGCGCGGCGTACCTCGTTCATCAACGTGCCGCATCATGACGCCGGCGGCGCCGTATTTTCCCCACATGCCGGGCGCGTACATACCGTCGCCGGACTTGCCCCGCAGCTCCTCCGGCAAGATGGTGAACGGTGACTTAGTGCCGAAGCGGCCGTCCGCGTCACGCGGGTGCTTCAGTTCGTCCTGCGGAGTCCACGCAGCCGTTTCGACACGATCCAAGTTAAGAACCCAAGCCTTAAGCAGTCCTAGTGGACCCCGCGCTGCTGCCCGGTGATGTCCGTCAATCAGATACGGTTTACCGTTCTTGATTATGACGAATGGATCAGCATCTCCGACCTCGTCATCACCGATCGCGTTGTCGTCTTCATCTTGTGTCGGAGTCAGTTCAATGACTTGAAACGTGTCTCGATAAAAGCTCTTATCTTTCTCAAAGTCGACGTTATCGGGTCCCGGCATGAGGTGCCCGTAGTCAAACTGTATGTCCTGTACCGGCGCGTACTTAAACGGTCCCCACGCACCGAGTTCACGTTTTCTTGGTTGCACATTGGATGCAACGCGCACCTTTAACGGTGGCCGTGGCGTCGACTTCTTTTTCTCAACGTTGTTAATGTGAGACTTTCGATCATATTGTCCCGACTGGATCGTTACTATGTCTCCATTTATCTCCTTAATAACTCCTGAACCGGCGTTATCCTCGACTAAATCACCGACAGATACCTTCTTATCGGTGAACTGCCCCTGATGATCACGCGGGTGTTTGTCTTCATCCTCCGGCGTCCACGCAGCCGCAGTGATCGGCTCGTCATCAGAGTCTTCGGAGTCGTCAGTGAAGACGTACGCAACGGTGCACCGGCAGTTGATGACGTTCTCCGGCCGGCCAGTCGGGTCACCCGGCACCTGCAGAAAGTCACCGTCTACCTGGAACGGCTGGTTGACGCCGACGCGCTGTCCGTCCGCCAGCCGGTGCGCCTCGCGAGTACGCGCGTCGTTCGTCGCCAGCCACTCCTTCTGGCACTCGGCGTCGGTGAACTCGGCAACCTTAAGCTGCTGCAGTGAGCCAAAGTTCGCGGCCGGCACGACCTCGGTACGCGCGATCATCTGGGCGTGCGGCTCAGAGATCTTGGCTACGCCGCGCAAGCGCGTCGCCAACTGGGTGATCGACTCGCCGGCCTCGTAACCGAGCGCCAGCTGGGTGCGCATGTCGTCCCAGACGACGTCCCCGATACCGGTGAGCCGGTTCTTGGCACCGGCCAGGTAGGTCGCCGCCAGGTCATAGGTGATCTTGGGAACACCGGCCGGCAGCGCGGCGTGGATGTCCTCTGCCGCGTCGACGAACGTCTGGACGACGTACGGGAACAGGACGTCGTCAACTTCCTGCGTCCACGTCGTCGTAACGACACCCAGCGCACCTGCGGGAATCGTCGGGTTCGGCGGGGGCGGCTCGGCGAACAGCGTGATCTCGGTAGCCGCAGTCATAACTGAGCCGTAGTTGATCGCGCGTAGCGCGCGTCGGATCGCCCGCGTTGTGAGGCCGTCAAACACCCTCTCGCGGGTCTCCAGCTCGTCGCTGGTTAGACCAACCGCGCGCCGCATCTACGGCCTCCTCGGGCCGCTCGCGGCGCCAGACGGCGCATCTCGCTTGGCGGCCGCGCCGTTGGTCGCGCCGGATGGGGGTCCGGCGGCCGGCGCACCCGCGGCGGGCCGGCCAGGACCCATGGGAAGCGCGCCGGCCACCGAGCCGTCGGGAAGGATGTCGCCGGCCTTGGGCGGCTCTGGCTTGTCCTCCGGGTACAGGAGGAAGTACGCGTCGGACAGCGGCACACCCGCGACGGTCGCGTTGGTGAGCAGCATCCGGCGCAGCTCCTCGTCGTTGGGCTGGTCGGCCTTGTCCAGACCGATCACCTTGCGGTAGGCCACGTCGTCGATCGACATGCGCGTGCGCGCGTCGATCGCGTTCTGTGAGTTGTCGGGCTTCTGGATCAGGTCAGACGCGTCATACCAGACGACGCTACGACCCTCATCATTCTTGATCGGCAGGCCGGCAGCGCGCATGATCGGCCACAGGTACTTCTCGGTCAGGCCACCGACCAGGATCTCGATCGTCGACCCGAAGATGTACTTGATGTTATCCTCGGAGTCGACATACGCGTTCCAGTGGTTGAGGTCGCTCTTGCCTTGCATAGCCTCGGGCGGCGCGGGCAGCTGCTTGGACAGGTTAGCTAGCGCCGCGGCACGTGCCTCGATGACCTTCGAGTCGATGCCAGTCGCGATGATGAGGTGCTTGAACTTCTCGATGAACTCGGCGGGAACGCGCAGCGGCACGGGAATGGCGCTGGCTGGCGAGCCCGGATCCCGGATGCCGCGCGACGCGATCGCAATCAGCTCAGCGATGAACGGGTCTGGCGCGTCCTTGAACTGTGGGTTGACCGGGAACGTGACCTCAGACGGGATGAACAGGAAACCGTTGAAGACCAGGCGAGACAGCAACGTCGCGATGATGTGCCGGTTGTACAGGTCGATCTCACGCAGCGTCGTGATCGCGGGACGCGCCCAGCTGGTGACCTCGTAGTCGAGCTCGTCGTCTGGCCGAAAGATGCGCGCGACCAGTGACGACGGCGCCAGCTGCCGCCACTCGTTGGGCGCTATCCGGACGTCGAATCCGGCAAGCAGCGGCTTACCGTCATCACCACGAACGATCTGATTGGTTATCGGATCACGGAACGGCTTCTGCGACCGCCGGATCTGCTTGGCGGACTTGACCTCAAAGACGCGCGAGTCGCCGTCGACGTCGCCTACCTCATCTTCACCGATGAAGTACCCGACGCCGGCCACGCCGAGGTGCCGGCCCCACTTGTACAGGTACTGCGTCTCGCCGCCGCGGGCGTTGATCACTAGATCGTCGACGTACTGTGCGGCGGGTCCCTTGTCGGTCATCTCGGGTTCACGGATGCCGGGCTTCTGGTTGGCCGCGACCAGGTGCATGCGGCTGATGCCCGCAGAGAACCAGTCCATCACCGAGCCGAACTCGCCAATGGAGCGGGTGAACTCCCACATCTCATCCTGCCACGTCTTGTACTGCAGGGCGTACTGCTCACGCGCGGCGCCGGACAGCGTCTGCGCGGAACCGACCAGGATCTGCGGGTTGACCTGGTCTAGCGGCGCCGGCAGCCGGGGCCGGGTTCGTGCGGCGGGAGCGTTAGCCACCGGTCACCTCCTAGTCGGGCTCACGTTGAGCGATCAGACCGGTGACGGACGACGCGACCAGCGTCATCAGTACCCACAGCATCGTCTCGTGCCAGCGCCACGTCAGGTACGTTAGGCCAGCACCGACCCAGATCGAAGTGCACCAGTCGCACTCCCAGGCATACGCGAGCGACCGCATGACCAGGTTCGTGTCGTGTCCGCTCATCGAGACCCGGCCGCGCTCCTCCGGTGGCGCATCCGCGTAGACGCCCCACCGCGTGACGAACTTGTCGCGCATGACACAGTACAGTGGGAACTTGTCACGCGTCACCCAGCGGGTGATCCGGTGCGTCCCGAGCGCGAGCAGAATTACCGTCACGGAGAAGAGACCAACTGACACGCGCAGATCGTACAACGGATCTCCGAGCGGGCCGAAAAACGACGAAGGGGCCGTCCCGCGCTCGCTCCGGCATAGGAACGGAGGCGAGGGGACGGCCCCTTCTCTGTGCGTTGACGCAGAAGCGGCGTACGCGCAGTTTGACCTGGGATGCGCGTTTCTCGTTATGAAGCTGAGCGGCTTCCGAGATGTCGCTTCTTACCGGCGGGTTTGCTGCTACCGGCTTGACGTCACCGTTAAGCTATGAGAATATCTTATCCAGGGCGTCGTTGACGGACTTGCGCAGCGTCTTCGGCGCGATCGCGTTGACGTCATCTAGGAAGCGCGCGACGTCCAGCGCGTTGCAGACCAGGTACGTGTGCTTCTCGCCCGTCGGTACGTGCGTAGCCAGCCGCAGCGACAGCAGCGTGGGATCGGACATACGCAGCTGCAGCGACGCGA